CAGATTGGCGCGGGGATGAGTACCGTCAGAACGGCTATCGCACGGCTGGAAGCAGAAGGCTGGTTAACGCGTAAGGCGCGTCGCCAGGGTAACCGCAATGCGTCGAATGTTTATCAGCTTAACGTTGCGAAGCTTCAGGCAGCGGCATTTTCTCAACTGTCAGATTCTGACCCGTCAAAATCTGACGCATCAAAATCTGACCCGTCAAAATTTGATGCGTCGAAATCTGGCAAAAAAGCGGGTTTTCACCCGTCAGAATCTGGCGGGGATCCGTCAGTAAAATCAAAACATGATCCGTCAGATAAAAAACCTTCTCGTCCGGACGCTTCGCAACCGGACACGCAGACGGCTGAACAGGATTTTTTAACTCGCCATCCTGATGCGGTTGTATTCAGCCCTAAAAAACGCCAGTGGGGGACGCAGGATGATTTGACCTGCGCACAGTGGCTCTGGAAAAAAATCATCGCCCTGTACGAGCAGGCTGCCGAATGTGACGGCGAGGTGGTTCGTCCCAAAGAACCGAACTGGACAGCCTGGGCAAACGAAATTCGCCTGATGTGTGTGCAGGATGGTCGTACTCACAAACAAATCTGCGAGATGTACAGCCGCGTCAGCCGCGATCCGTTCTGGTGCCGTAACGTGCTCAGCCCGTCGAAGCTGCGGGAAAAATGGGATGAGCTTTCCCTGCGCTTATCGCCGTCCGTCAGCACATACACAGAAAAACGTGAAGATCCGTACTTCAAATCCAGTTACGACAACGTGGACTACAGCCAGATCCCGGCAGGATTCAGGGGGTGATCATGAGTCTTTTGAATGAAGTTCAGAAATTCATTGAAGCCCATCCGGGGTGTACTTCCGGAGACATTGCGGATGCTTTTGCAGGTTACTCACGGCAGCGCGTTCTGCAGTCAGCAAGCAAGTTACGTCAGAGTGGGCGTGTGGCTCACCGTTGTGAAGGAGATACACGCAGACATTTCTCGCGCCTGACTGAGAGAGCGCAGGAGCCGGAACCACAACCAGTTCGTGAAACCAGACCTGTGCGCAAGTTCTATGTCGGCACTAACGACCCCCGGGTGATTTTGTGCCTGACCCGCCAGGCTGAAGAACTGGAGTCGAGGGGCTTATACCGTCGTGCTGCAACGGTGTGGATGGCGGCATTCCGTGAAAGCCACTCCCAGCCAGAACGAAACAATTTTCTGGCGCGTCGTGAACGGTGTTTACGGAAAAGCAGTAAGCGGGCTGCATCAGGTGAAGAGTGGTATCTCTCAGGGAATTACGTGGGGGCTTAATGAGTAATAAATATTGCCAGGCGCTGGCGGAACTGCGGAACAAACCAGCCCATGAACTGAAGGAAGTGGGCGATCAGTGGCGCACGCCGGACAACATTTTCTGGGGAATTAACACCCTGTTTGGCCCGTTTGTTCTGGATCTGTTCACTGACGGTGATAACGCCAAATGTGCTGCGTATTACACGGCGGAAGACAACGCGCTGGCGCATGACTGGTCAGAACGCCTTGCGGAGCTTAAAGGTGCTGCCTTTGGTAATCCCCCATACAGCCGCGCCAGTCAGCATGAGGGGCAATACATCACCGGCATGCGTTACATCATGAAGCATGCCAGTGCCATGCGTGATAAAGGCGGGCGCTATGTTTTCCTGATCAAAGCTGCCACCAGCGAAGTGTGGTGGCCGGAAGATGCAGATCATATTGCTTTTATTCGCGGGCGTATTGGTTTTGAACTGCCTGCCTGGTTTATCCCGAAGGATGAGAAGCAGGTGCCGACAGGAGCTTTCTTCGCTGGTGCTATTGCTGTTTTCGACAAGACCTGGAAGGGACCGGCAATCAGCTACATCGGGCGCGATGAACTTGAGGCATGTGGTGAGGCCTTTCTGGCGCAGGTTCGCCAGCAGGCAGAAAAACTGGTCAGGGAGATGGCGGCATGACGACGTTAACTCAATGCCAGCAGCAGGTGCTGGATATGCTGATTTCTTATCAGAAAGAACGTGGCTTCCCGCCAACCAATCAGGAGGTGGCAACCATGCTGGGATACCGTTCAGTGAATGCAGCGGTGGAGCATCTTCGCGCACTGGAGAAAAAAGGCGTCATCACGATAAAGCGTGGCGTGGCCCGGGGCATCACGCTTCATACCGCGGTGAAGGACGACGACAGCGAGGCGGTCGGGATTATCCGCGCACTGCTTGCCGGTGAGGCAAACGCCAGGCTGCGTGCAGCCCACTGGTTACATGAGAGGGGCCTGAAAGTATGAAGCTAATACTGCCTTTTCCGCCCAGCGTGAACACGTACTGGCGACACCCCAACAAAGGGGCGCTTGCAGGTAAGAGCCTGATAAGCGCGGCGGGGCGAAAATTCCAGAGCGCAGCGTGTGCAGCCATCATTGAGCAGTTACGTCGTCTGCCGAAACCAACGTCGGCACCAGCTTCAGTGGAGATCGTGTTGTTTCCTCCGGATAACCGGCTTCGCGATCTGGACAACTATAACAAGGCGCTGTTTGACGCCCTGACCCACGCGGGTGTGTGGGTGGACGACAGCCAGGTGAAAAGAATGCTGGTGGAGTGGGGGCCGGTTATCCCGGAAGGGAAGGTCGAAATCACTATCAGTAAGTACGAGAAAACGGCGGGTGCAGCCGCCTGATTAAGAGGAGAAACGAAGTATGAATAATCTGATGGTTATTGATGGTATTGAAGTTCGTCGTGATGCTTATGGGCGTTACAGCCTGAACGATCTGCATCGCGCAGCAGTAGCATCTGGTGCAAATGCCAGAACCAAGGAGCCAGGAAAGTTTCTTTCCAGCCAACAAACTGTTGAGCTTGTTCATGAATTAACCAACACCCAGAATTTGGGTGTTGACCCGGTGAGTGTGATTCATGGGGGAAATGAACGGGGAACGTATGTCTGTAAGGAACTGGTGTATGCCTATGCAATGTGGATCAGCCCGTCATTCCATCTGAAGGTGATCCGTACTTTCGATATGGTAACCAGCACACCGGAAAAATTATCCGGGCAGGCTGCTGACAAGATGCAGGCTGGCGTGATCCTGCTGGACTTTATGCGCCGGGAATTAAACCTGTCTAACTCTTCAGTGCTTGGTGCCTGTCAGAAACTCCAGGAGGCTGTTGGCTTACCGAATCTGGCACCGCGCTATGCCATTGATGCTCCTGCTGACGCGCCTGATGGTTCAAGCCGCCCCACGCTGTCACTGAGTGCACTGCTGAAGCAGTATGGTATCCGCCTGACGGCTAATCAGGCATATCACCAGATGGTGAAGCTGGGGATCGTCGAGCAGCGCGAACGATACAGCCGTACCGCGATTAACAACATCAAAAAATTCTGGTCGCTGACAGCGAAAGGCTGCATGTTCGGCAAGAACATCACCAGTCCCGCAAATCCGCGCGAGACGCAGCCGCATTTCTTCGAATCCCGATTCCCTGAGCTGTTAAAGCTGCTCGATACCGTTCATTGAGGTGACCGTGAGAGCACTACTGACCCCTGAAATTGCCCCGCGTATGGGGATCGTATTGTTCAGACCAGGTTCAGAGCTGATGCCCCTGTTTATGCAGGGGCGTGTCCTGCTGGAGCCTGAGCCGGAACGTTATTCATCTTTCGCCAGTGGTGCCGTTCCGGCGGCATCACAACCGCTGGCGGATGATCCTGCCGTTCGGGCCGTGTTCCGCAATGAGGCAGTGATTCGTCGTGCTGGTGGCGTGGAATGTCTTGAAAGCTGGTTACTTCGTGAAAAAGGCTGCCAGTGGCCTCATTCCGACTGGCACAGCGAGAACATGACAACAATGCGACACGCGCCGGGCGCAATCCGTCTGTGCTGGCACTGCGATAACCAGTTGCGCGATCAGTTCACGGAACGGCTGGAATCAATGGCAACGGATAACTGTGCCCGCTGGGTGTTGTCTGTTGTACGTCGGGATCTCGGTTTTGATGACAGTCACGTTGTGACAATGCCGGAACTGTGCTGGTGGCTGATTCGTAATGACCTGGCGGATGCCTTACCGGAAAGTGCAGCCCGTAAGGCACTGAGATTACCAAAGCCTGTTGTGCCGTCTGTCACCCGGGAAAGTGACCTTGTGCCTTCGGTTCCTGCCACCAGCATCATCCAGGATAAGGCAAAAAAGGTGCTGGCGCTGAAAGTGGATCCGGAGTCGCCGGAGTCTTTTATGTTACGCCCAAAACGTCGCCGCTGGGTTAATGAAAAGTACACGCGCTGGGTTAAGACACAGCCGTGTGCATGTTGTGGAAAGCCCGCTGATGATCCCCACCACCTGATAGGTCACGGTCAGGGGGGAATGGGAACAAAAGCGCATGACCTCTTTGTGTTGCCTTTGTGCAGAAAGCATCACGACGAGCTGCATGCGGATACCGTGGCATTTGAAGAGAAGTATGGCTCCCAGCTGGAGCTGATATTTCGTTTTATCGATCGTGCGCTGGCAATAGGCGTACTGGCGTAAGTGGAGAACGAGCATGAACCTTGAAGCCTTACCGAAATATTACTCCCCGAAATCTCCAAAACTGAGCGATGACGCACCGGCGACAGGCTCTGGTGGTTTAACAATTACGGATGTAATGGCTGCGCAAGGGATGGTGCAGTCGAAAGCACCTCTTGGGTTTGCCTTATTCCTGGCAAAAGTTGGTGTTCAGGATCCTCAGTTTGCGATTGAAGGTCTGCTCAATTACGCGATGGCACTGGATAACCCGACATTGAATAAATTGAGTGAAGAAACCCGGCTACAGATCATTCCTTACCTTGTGAATTTTGCCTTTGCTGATTATTCCAGGTCTGCGGCAAGTAAGGCTCGCTGTGAGCATTGTGCTGGTACTGGATTTCATAATGTATTGCGCGAAGTGGTGAAACACTCCAGAAGCGGTGAATCTGTTATCAAGGAGGAGTGGGTGAAGGAACTATGTCAGCATTGTCATGGTAAGGGAGAAGTCAGCACAGCGTGCAGAGGGTGTAAGGGTAAAGGTATTGTCCTGGATGAAAAAAGGACCCGGCTTCATGGCACGCCTGTTTATAAGATTTGTGGGCGTTGCAATGGAAACCGGTTTAGCCGTTTACCAACCACACTGGCGCGGCATCATGTCCAGAAGCTGGTACCAGACCTGACGGATTATCAGTGGTACAAAGGATATGCAGATGTCATTGATAAACTGGTGACAAAGTGCTGGCAGGAAGAAGCATATGCTGAGGCGCAATTAAGAAAAGTGACGAGATGAATGATTTTCACCGAAGATAGCGACATGATTCTTGCATTTTTCAAAAAATCTGGTTAGGATTCTCCTAACGATGGGCTTTGTATGTCTGCCGTTAACGAAATCATAACAAACCTCGCTTCGGCGGGGTTTTTGCTTTTCTGGAGGTCAATAATGCAGGGCGAAAAGCAGCAGCCATATTTTTTTAACCCTGGTATGACTGTTGAACAGCTTGAAGACTGGCTGGAGCAGCAAAAGCTTCATCTAAGCCGCTATAACCGTCTGGTAAAAGAAAAAGCAGAGCTTGAAGAACGGCTCAGTGATATTTCTGTGGAAATTGAACGAATGTCTGCTGGTGGTTTTTACGGAAAGTTGAGTTTCCCTTGGGAGTCAAGTTCGCTTCTGAGAAATCATCAACAGGGTAGTGTTTGACTGAAATAATAAACAGACTGTCATTAAGATCCCTTCCCCTCATATCTGAGAGGACCAACAGCAATTAAGAGGGGGCTAAATGTCCGATCCGATTTCCGGTACTGGGCTGGCTGGTGGTGCCCTGACGGGGGCCAGTGTTTATGGACTGCTGACCGGAACTGATTACGGCGTTGTATTTGGCGCATTTGCAGGGGCTGTATTCTACATAGCAACAGCAGCAGATCTGAGTGCATCGCGCCGACTGGCATATTTTATCGTGTCATATATTGCCGGGATTCTTTGCTCTGGGTTGGTTGGCTCCAAGCTGGCGAACTTGACCGGATACAGTGATAAACCTCTGGATGCTATTGGTGCCGTAATCGTCTCTGCTTTAGCCGTTAAAATCCTGACGTTCCTGAATAATCAGGATATCGGCTCGCTGGTGGCGCTCATAACGCGCCGGGGAGGTTCAGGTGGAGCTAAATGACCCGACAGCAACTATAAATGCGCTGTTATGTGCTTGTGTTGTTATTACTCTGATGTTTTATCGTCGTGGTGATTCGCGGCATCGTCCTTGGGTTTCACGTTTAGCCTGGCTGATTACTGTTACATACAGTGCTGTTCCGTTGGCCTATCTCTGTGGGATTTATCCCCATTCCTCATGGCCCATTATCGTGGCGAACACTATTTTTCTTTCCGTGCTGGTGGCCGTCAGAGGCAACGTTGCACGTCTGGTTGATCATCTGAGGCACTAATGAACCAACAATTATTTCAAAAGGCGGCTGGTATTAGCGCCGGGCTGGCTGCGCGCTGGTTTCCGCACATTGATGTGGCGATGAAGGAATTCGGCATTACAGCACCAGCGGATCAGGCAATGTTTATCGCTCAGGTAGGCCATGAGTCGATGGGGTTTAGCGCCGTAGTTGAAAATTTTAACTACACACCATCTGCGCTGGTGGCGACGTTCGGAAAGAGGATCACACAGCAGCAGGCTGATGCCCTTGGCAGAACATCCGGACATGCAGCTCGTCAGGATGCTATTGCCAATCTGGTGTATAGCAACCGACTGGGTAACAAAGCACCCGGTGATGGCTGGAAATATCGTGGTAGAGGATTAATTCAAATCACTGGCCTTCATAATTATCGCATCTGTGGCGCGGCGCTGAAGTTAGATCTGGTGACCTCACCTGAACAACTGGAGCAGGAGCTACAGGCCGCGCGCTCAGCTGCATGGTTCTACACCTCTAAAGGCTGCATGGTCTACGGTGCCGATATTAATCGTGTTACGCGCATCATTAACGGCGGTCTGAACGGTATTGAGGATCGTAAGGTTCGATACAACAAGGCGCGGGCGGCGCTGCTGGTATGAAGATGAGTTATTGGGCGCTCATTTTCACGTTTATTGCTTGTGTCGCTGGTGGTCTTGTCTGGTCAGCGAATCACTATCATGGAAAGTTTCTGGAGGAGCAGAAGCGTGCTGATGCTGCGGAACAGCGAGCTGATTCGACTGAGGCTATCACCGCGAATGTTCTGCGTACTATGGCAATAACGAACATCATTCAGGAGGCGAATCAACATGCAAAACAGCAGATCGCACTGGAGTCACAGAGAACCCAGGAAGATATCAAAGTGGCTGTTGCGGATGATGATTGTGCTTCACGTCCTGTGCCTGCTGCCGCTGCTGACCGGTTGCGGAAGTACGCGGACAGTTTACGTACCGGTTCCGGCGGTACCGTTGCCAGCAAACCTGACTACTGAAACGCCACAGCCAGCCATTCCAGACCCGCTGACCTACGGGGCCAGTCTGGATCTGAATGTGAGCCTTCTGTCGGCGCTGGGTCAGTGCAACATCGATAAGGCCAGCATCAGGGAAATCGAAACATCTCGAGCCTCGCAATAGCGGGGCTTTTTAACAACTGAGGAATGAGCATGACAGTAGTTCTTACAGCAAAGCAGATTGAAGACCTGGCAGCATTCGCTAAAGAAGATGGTCAGCCACAATACACTATCACTACCGGGACAATCCCTGAGTTCGAAGCGGACGATGGTGAGGTTATCCCTGAGTACACCGGGCTGATTGCCTATTCCGAGTCACTGGAACACGGTGTGTTACAACTCGATTAGTGGGCTTATAGCTGGTTCTGCAAGGTCTAATTATTCATAACCTGAGTGCATATTACGCCGACATTTTAATTATCGCAGTAGCAAGTTGAACAAGGTCAGTTCCTACCTTAAGCCACTTTGATAAACCAGCAGCGCTGAATATTTCGTGTGCTCTTCTGACCGTTATTTCTTGCCGTTGTAAATTTTCTAATTCAGATTTTGCCAGTCGTAACGATATCTCAGCTTCTTTAATTGCAAGTAGGTCTTTGATTAAAGTGTCTGCGTGTGACTCTATGATAACCGCTTCACCTTTAATATCTTCGCCATGGAAAGAATCTATTTCGATATTATCTCCAGAAATGCGAAGCCCAATACCACAATCCTTAGCCACAATTCGGCCTATTTTTACAGTCATTTATCATGCCTCAGTAGATTAACTTTGATGATATTACCAGAATTTTCCTAAGGTGATCATCAAGATAGTGCTCAGCTTTTTTGAACCAATCTGTAAATCTTTAACATTATGTATAAAAAGGATTTGCGTAGGAGTAATTATGCCACCACGCACACCGAAGGCTTGTCGCGTTCGCGGCTGTCGGAACACTACAACAGACCCATCTGGCTATTGTGAAAATCACAAAGGTGAAGGCTGGAAATCCTACAAGCCAGGTCAATCGCGCCAGCAGCGCGGATATGGAACAAAGTGGGAAGTCATCCGGGAGCGGATACTTAAGCGCGACAAAGCGCTGTGTCAGAACCACCTTCGTCAGGGGATAGTGAAGCAGGCCTCCTGTGTGGACCACATCAAGGCGAAGGCTCACGGCGGCACTGATGAAGACAGCAATCTTGAAAGCCTGTGCTGGTCGTGCCACGCCGCCAAGACGGCGCGAGAAAGACTCAAGTAATAATCAGTCGCATCTGATGGCAGCCAGGGAGGGGGGGGGTAAATCTCTGCGCCCGCCCGCCTTCCGGACTGCCCGCCCCATCGTTTTTTTATACCCGCGAAAAATGAAATTTAACCAGGAGTGCCGCATATGGCTGGAACGGCGGGGCGTTCCGGGCGTCGCCCCAAGCCAACGGCGCGCAAGGCGCTGGCCGGAAACCCCGGCAAGCGAGCCCTGAACAAAGATGAACCTGTTTTTACGCCCATCAAAGGTGTTGAGCCACCGGAGTGGTTCGCTGAAGAAGATCTCCCTCTCGCCACGATCATGTGGCAACTGACAACCAAAGAACTCTGCGGTCAGGGCCTGCTGTGCGTGACTGACCTCGCGGTGCTTGAGCGGTGGTGCGTGGCCTATGAGTTCTGGCGACGTGCCGTGAAAAATATTGCCAGACAGGGCAACACCATCACCGGTGCAATGGGCGGCATGGTCAAAAATCCGGAGCTGACCGCCAAAAAAGAACAGGAGTCCGAGATGAGCAGCACGGGGGCAATGCTCGGACTCGACCCCAGCAGCCGCCAGCGTCTGATTGGCCTGGCGGGGAAGAAGAAAGCCACTAACCCGTTTCTGACAATCTGAAAATCATCGAATCATGAGCCGGAAATCTTACCCCAACGTAAATGCAGCCAATCAGTATGCCCGTGATGTCGTGCGCGGAAAGATTGTGGCCTGCCAGTTTGTGATTCAGGCCTGCCAGCGCCATCTTGATGACCTGATGGCGGAAAAAAGTAAGTCGTTTCGTTACCGCTTCGACAAGGACCAGGCTGAACGGGCCGCCAAATTTATTCAGCTGTTGCCGCATACCAAGGGTGAGTGGGCATTCAAACGGATGCCCATCACGCTGGAGCCGTGGCAGCTCTTTGTGATCTGCTGTGCGTTTGGCTGGGTCAATAAAGGTACCCGGCTGCGCCGCTTCCGGGAGGTGTATACCGAAATCCCCCGTAAGAACGGCAAATCGGCAATCTCTGCCGGTGTCGCCCTGTATTGTTTTGCCTGTGATAACGAGTTTGGCGCGGAAGTGTATTCCGGTGCCACGACAGAGAAACAGGCGTGGGAAGTCTTTCGCCCGGCGCGACTGATGTGTAAACGCACACCCATGCTGACGGAAGCGTTCGGGATTGAGGTTAACGCCTCAAACATGAACCGTCCGGAGGATGGTGCGCGGTTTGAACCGCTGATCGGTAACCCCGGTGATGGTTCATCACCCCACTGTGCCGTGGTGGATGAATATCACGAGCACGCCACAGATGCGCTTTACACCACGATGCTTACCGGGATGGGGGCGCGACGTCAGCCACTGATGTGGGCTATCACTACCGCCGGGTACAACATTGAGGGGCCGTGCTACGACAAGCGGCGGGAAGTTATCGAGATGCTCAACGGTTCGGTACCCAACGATGAACTGTTCGGGATCATCTATACCGTTGATGAAGGTGACGACTGGACCGACCCGCAGGTGCTGGAAAAAGCCAATCCAAATATTGGCGTGTCGGTTTATCGCGAATTTTTGTTAAGTCAGCAGCAGCGTGCGAAAAATAACGCCCGTCTGGCAAACGTCTTTAAAACAAAACACCTCAATATCTGGGTGTCGGCGCGTTCGGCGTATTTCAACCTGGTGAGCTGGCAGAGCTGCGAGGATAAATCACTGACCCTTGAGCAGTTCGAGGGGCAGCCGTGCATTCTGGCCTTTGACCTGGCGCGTAAGCTGGATATGAACAGCATGGCGCGACTTTATACCCGCGAGATTGACGGTAAAACGCATTACTACAGTGTGGCCCCGCGTTTCTGGGTACCGTATGACACGGTGTACAGCGTCGAGAAAAATGAAGATCGCCGGACAGCCGAACGCTTTCAGAAATGGGTGGAAATGGGCGTTCTGACTGTTACCGCTGGTGCGGAGGTGGATTATCGCTACATCCTCGAGGAGGCCAAAGAGGCGAACAAAATCAGCCCGGTCAGTGAGTCACCCATCGACCCCTTCGGGGCGACCGGGCTGTCGCATGACCTTGCTGATGAAGACCTGAACCCCATCACCATCATTCAGAACTACACCAACATGTCCGATCCGATGAAAGAGCTGGAAGCGGCGATTGAATCGGGGCGCTTTCATCATGACGGCAATCCCATCATGACCTGGTGTATCGGCAACGTGGTCGGCAAAACCATTCCGGGTAACGATGATGTGGTGAAGCCTGTCAAGGAGCAGGCGGAAAACAAAATCGATGGTGCGGTTGCGCTGATTATGGCGATCGGTCGGGCAATGCTCAAAGAACCCGACGATTTCCTCTCATCTCTTGATCCGGACGATGCTCTCTTAATTCTATGAAATCACTAATTGCTGATGTTATCGGGCTGGCTGGTTTTGGCCTGCTTACGTGCGGGGTTTACCTGCAGTTTGGTATGGCTCCGGCTCTGATGCTGTCCGGCGGTTTACTGCTGGTGGGCGCACTGGCTATGGCCAGAAGGGGGACGCGTGCTGCTTGATGCTCTGTTCAGAAGTAAATCACTGGAGAATCCTTCCACCCCGATAACCGGGGATGCCGTTGATACTGATGGGCTGTTCCGGGCAGACGTTTATGTCAGTCCTGAAACTGCGATGAAACTGGCTGCGGTGTATTCCTGTATCTATGTCCTGTCTTCCAGCCTTGCCCAGATGCCGTTGCATGTTATGCGCAGGCACAATGGGAAGGTTGAGCCCGCACGCGATCATCCGGCGTTTTATCTGGTTCATGATGAACCCAATACCTGGCAAACCAGTTACAAATGGCGCGAACTGAAGCAACGTCACATCCTTGGCTGGGGGAATGGGTATACCTGGGTGAAACGTAATCGTCGCGGTGAAGTCATATCCCTGGATTGCTGTATGCCGTGGGAAACGACGCTGATGAATACTGGTGGCCGATACACCTACGGTTTGTACAACGAATATGGGGCGTTTGCGATCAGCCCCGACGATATGATCCACATCCGTGCGCTGGGTAATAATCAGAAGATGGGGCTGAGTCCGATTATGCAACATGCCGAAACAATAGGCATGGGGATGAGCGGTCAGAAATACACAGAAAGCTTCTTCAGCGGTAATGCCCGTCCGGCGGGGATAGTATCCGTTAAAAGCGGACTCAATAAGGACAGCTGGGGCTGGCTTAAAGATCAGTGGCAGAAGGCATCGCAGGCGTTACGCAGCCAGGAAAACAAAACCATGCTGCTGCCAGCCGATCTGGATTACAAGGCACTGACTGTGTCGCCAGTTGACGCTCAGATCATTGACATGATGAAACTGAACCGTTCAATGATTGCCGGTATTTTCAATATTCCTGCGCACATGATTAATGACCTCGAAAAAGCCACCTTCTCCAATATTTCTGCGCAGGCGATTCAGTTTGTCCGCTACACGATGATGCCGTGGGTGACGAACTGGGAGCAGGAGCTTAACCGTCGCTTGTTTACCCGCGCTGAGTTAGCTGCCGGGTATTACGTCAGGTTCAATCTGACGGGGCTTTTACGCGGAACTCCGCAGGAGCGCGCGCAATTCTATCACTTCGCTATTACCGATGGATGGATGAGCCGTAATGAGGCCCGCGCATTCGAGGATATGAATCCGGTTGAAGGGCTGGATGAGATGCTGGTAAGCGTGAATGCTGCTAACCCGGCAGGAGATTTTAAGCCCCCAAAAAATGATGAGGGAAAAACCAATGAATGACCGTGAAATCCGTTGTTACAGCGGTGAGGTGCGTGCTGAGCGGCATGACGATAACCCTGCGCACATTATCGGTTATGGATCGGTGTTTGACTGTCGTTCTGAGCTGATATTCGGTTCATTCCGCGAAATCATCCGGCCCGGCGCTTTTGACGATGTGCTTGGTGATGATGTACGCGCACTGTTTAACCACGATCCTAATTTTATTCTTGGGCGTAGTGCAGCAGGCACGCTGAATCTTTCAGTTGATGAGCGCGGATTGCGCTATGACATCCAGGCTCCGGAGACACAGACCATTCGTGATCTGGTGCTGGCCCCGATGCAACGTGGAGATATTAACCAGTCATCTTTTGCTTTCCGTGTCGCCCGTGACGGCGAGGAGTGGTATCAGGATGAGGACGGGGTTGTTATTCGCGAGATAACCCGCTTTTCCCGTCTGCTGGATGTCAGTCCTGTGACATATCCTGCCTATCAGGAGGCTGACTCGGCTGTTCGCTCCATGAAAGCATGGCAGGAGGCGCGCAACAGTGGCGCGCTACAGAAAGCCATTAATCAACGTATGGCGCGTGAACGCGTCCTGACCCTTCTTAACGCGTAAAGGAAACATCATGAAACTGCATGAACTGAAACAGAAACGTAATACTATCGCAACTGACATGCGCGCCCTGAATGAAAAAATTGGTGATAACGCATGGACGGAAGAGCAGCGCACTGAGTGGAACAAAGCAAAATCCGAACTGGAAGCGCTTGATGAACGAATTGCACGCGAAGAAGAACTGCGTCGTCAGGATCAGGCGTACATTGAAAGCAATGAGGAAGAGCAGCGTCAGAATCTTGATCCGGAAAACAATCCGCAACAGGATGAGAAACGAGATCAGGTTTTTGATAAGTGGATGCGTCACGGTGCCAGTGAGCTGACATCAGAAGAACGAAAGGCGTTGCGTGAACTTCGTGCCCAGGGCGTAGCTCAGGATGAAAAGGGCGGATATACCGTACCAGAAACATTCCTGGCGAAAGTTGTTGAGAAGATGAAATCCTACGGTGGCATCGCCAGTGTGGCGCAGATTCTTACCACTTCTGATGGTCGCACTATGGAGTGGGCAACAGCTGATGGTACTTCCGAAGTTGGTGTTCTGCTGGGCGAAAATGAAGAAGCCGGTGAAGAAGACACCGATTTCGGTATGGGAAGCCTTGGGGCGCTCAAAATGACATCGAAAATAATTCGTGTGTCTAATGAGTTGCTGCAGGACAGTGCGATCGATATGGAAGCTTATCTTGCCCGTCGCATTGCTGAACGTATTGGTCGTGGTGAAGCCCGTTATCTGATTCAGGGGACGGGGGCTGGTACGCCTAAACAACCCAAAGGGCTGGCAGCATCTGTGACCGGCACAACACAGACTGCCGCGGCAAATGCGGTGAAGTGGCAGGAAATTCTGGCTCTGAAACACAGCATTGATCCTGCATATCGTCGCGGACCGAAATTCCGCCTGGCGTTTAACGATAATACGCTGAAACTGATCAGTGAGATGGAAGACGGTCAGGGACGCCCTTTATGGTTGCCGGATATTGTTGGTGTGGCACCTGCTTCAGTGTTGAATGTACCGTATGTCATTGATCAGGAAATTGATGATATCGGGGCGGGTAAAAAATTCATGTTCTGTGGTGACTTTGATCGCTTCATTATCCGTCGTGTGCGATACATGATTCTTAAACGCCTGGTTGAGCGTTACGCGGAATATGATCAGACTGGTTTTCTGGCCTTCCATCGTTTTGACTGTATCCTGGAAGACACCTCTGCCATTAAAGCGCTGGTGGGGAAAGGTAGCGTTGGTGGTTGATTAGTCTTTTTACGTAATACAGCACGCCGCGTAATGCGGTTTTTTTGTGCCTGCGTTCTGGCGGGCACAGGAGGTTTTATGCTGTTAAAAATGGAAGAGATTAAGCTTCAGCTTCGTCTGGATGATGATTTCTCTGATGAAGATGAGTTGCTTGAACTACTTGGGAAGGCCGCTCAGAGTCGGACGGAAAACTTCCTTAACCGTACGTTGTATGCAACCGCAGATGACAGGCCTGCGGATGATCCTGATGGGCTTGTGATATCTGATGATGTGAAGCTGGCGCTCCTGCTACTTGTCAGCCATTTCTACGAAAACCGCTCAACGGTTACAGACGTTGAGAAAATGGAGTTGCCAATGAGTTTTAACTGGTTGGTTGCTCCTTATCGCCTTATACCACTATGAAAATTCGTCAGGCGCAGACCAGCGCAACCTACATTCTGCCGGATCCCGGCGAACTTAATAAACGCGTCCTGATCCGCCAGCGGGTGGATATGCCCGCGGATAACTTTGGCGTGGAGCCTCAATACCCGGTTGCGTTCCGGGCATGGGCGAAGGTTATCCAGACCAGTGCCACCACCTTGCAGGAAACCGCGCAGACCGGAGATGCCATCACCCATTACATCACCATTCGCTACCGCCGGGGGATCACTGCTGATTATGAGGTGGTCTGTGATGACAGTGTGTACCGGGTGAAACGTCAGCGCGATCTGAACGGGGCGCGGCGCTTTCTGCTGCTGGAGTGTACGGAGCTGGGCGAATTTACGCAGAGTCACGGAGGCAGCAATGGCGACTCCCTTTTTTCACGTTGATGTTCAGCAGCCCGCGGAGATGCGTTTTAACCGCGCCCGTGTCCGGCGGGCGTTTGTCACGATTGGGCAGCGTCATATGCGTGATGCCCGTCGGCTGGTGATGCGCCGTGCGCGGTCGGCACCGGGTGAAAACCCCGGTTATCAGACCGGACGCCTGGCTCGTTCGATTGGTTATATGGTGCCGAGAGCCAGTAAAAAGCGAGCCGGTTTTATGACACGCATTGCCCCTAACCAGCGCAACGGGAAGGGGAACCGGATGATCTCTGGTGACTTCTATCCGGCGTTTCTGTTTTTTGGTGTCCGGGGAGGAGCAAAACGTCGTCGTAGTCATCATCGTGGTGCATCCGGTGGCAGCGGCTGGCGACTGGCTCCACGTAATAACTTCATGGTGGAAACGCTTGAAAAGAACCGCAGCTGGACACGCTATTTTCTGGCGCGGGAATTGCGTAAATCACTGAAGCCGGAGCGACGACACAGATGAAACTGACGCCTGTTATTGCTGCGCTGCGTGCCCGCTGCCCGTATTTTGAAAACCGGGTGGCAGGCGCGGCACAGTTCAAAAATCTGCCGGAGGTCGGAAAGCTGAGACTCCCGGCGGCGTATGTGGTACCGGGTGATGACTCTCCGGGAGAAAACAAAAGCCAGACCGACTATTGGCAGGAGCTGAAAGAGGGCTTCTCCGTGATTGTCATACTGAGTAACGGGCGTGATGAGCGCGGTCAGTTTGCCTCGTATGATGTGGTGGACGATGTCCGGCAAATGCTCTTTAAGGCCCTGCTGGGCTGGAACCCGGAATCGTGCGGTAACCCGATTACCTATGATGGCGGCACGCTGCTGGATCTGAATCGTCATGAGCTGATTTATCAGTTCGATTTTTCGGTCATCAGCGAGCTGACCGAAGACGATACCCGCCAGCAGGATGAGCTGAACAGTCTGGATGAACTGCGAACGCTGGCGATTGATGTTGATTATCTCGATCCCGGTAACGGGCCTGACGGCGATATCGAACATCACACCGAAATAACCCTTCCTTCCTGAGAATCTTCATGTTTGTGAAACCTGTTAAAGGGCGGTCAGTTCCTGACCCTGCCCGCGGCGACCTTTTGCCCGCCGAAGGGCGAAATGTTGACGAGAACAACTACTGGCTGCGCCGTGAAGCAGCGGGTGATATCCGGCGCGTGAATAAAAAGGTGAATACCGATGACGATAAGCTTTAACACCATTCCGTCGAATACGCTGGTTCCGTTGTTTTATGCGGAAATGGATAACTCGGCAGCGAATACTGCACAGGATAGCGGGGCATCGTTGCTGATTGGTCACGCCAATAACGGTGCAGAGATTGTTGCCAACAGTCTGGTGCTGATGCCGTCGGCAGACTATGCACGCCAGATTTGTGGTGCGGGAAGTCAGCTGGCGCGTATGGTCGAGGCTTATCGCCAGACCGACCCGTTTGGCGAGCTGTATGTGATTGCCGTTCCGGAAGCCACAGGCGCGGCGGCAACGGTTACGCTGACGGTGACCGGAGCAGCAACCGAAACCGGCACGGTGAATGTTTATGTGGGACGTACCCGCGTGCAGGCACCGGTGACCAACGGCGATAACGTCACGACGATTGCCAGCAGTATCAAGGATGCCATCAATGCCGTTCCGGCCCTGCCGTTTACGGCCTCATCTTCGGCAGGCGTGGTCACACTGACCGCGCGTCATAAGGGGCTTTGCGGGAATGAAATTCCTGTCAGCCTCAATTACTACGGCTTTGGTGGGGGCGAAGTGCTGCCAGCGGGCGTACAGATTGCCGTGGCGACGGGGACCGCCGGAACGGGCGCTCCTGTTCTCACCGGTGCGGTGGCTGCAATGGCGGATGAGCCGTTTGATTATATCGGTCTGCCGTTCAACGACACGGCCTCCGTTAACACGCTGGTGACCGAGATGAACGATACCAGCGGTCGCTGGAGCTATGCGCGTCAGCTGTATGGTCATGTGTATACGGCAAAGACCGGCACGCTGTCAGAACTGGTGACCGCAGGTGACCAGTTTAACCAGCAGCACATTACCCTGGCGGGGTACGAAAAAGACACCCAGACGCCTGCCGACGAGCTGGCGGCAAGCCGTACCGCCCGCGCAGCGGTGTTTATCCGCAACGATCCGGCACGTCCCACGCAGACCGGTGAGCTGGTGGGTATGTTGCCTGCGCCGAAGGGGAAACGGTTCACGATGACCGAGCAGCAGACCCTGCTGTCTCATGGCGTGGCAACGGCGTATGTCGAAAGCGGGGTGCTGCGCATTCAGCGTGATGTCACCACGTACAGGAAAAATGCTTATGGGGTTGCGGATAACAGCTACCTCGACAGCGAGACGCTGCATACCAGCGCGTATGTGCTGCGCAAACTGAAATCCGTCATTACCAGTAAGTACGGGCGTCACAAGCTTGCCAGCGACGGTACCCGCTTTGGTCCCGGTCAGGCGATTGTCACCCCGGCGGTGATCAAAGGGGAACTGCTGGCAACCTACTGTCAGCTTGAGCGCGCGGGGATCGTGGAAAACTACGAACTGTTCAAGCAGTACCTGGTTGTGGAGCGTGATGCCAGCGATCCGAACCGCCTGAACACGCTGTTCCCGCCTGACTATGTTAACCAGTTGCGTGTCTTTGCCGTGGTTAACCAGTTCCGTCTTCAGTATTCAGAGGAGTCCGCATAATGGCCCGTATCGGGGGAACCTGTTATTTCAAAATTGACGGTCAGCAGCTATCGCTGACCGGCGGCATTGAGGTGCCCATGAACAGGACGGTCAATGATGACATCATCGGCCTGGACGGTTCAGTGGACCGCAAGGAAACTCACCGTGCGCCTTATGTCAAAGGGACCTTCAAGGTACCGAAGAATTTTCCGGTGAGCAAAATCACCTCGTCTGATGAGATGACCATCACTGCCGAGCTGGCTAACGGTCAGGTCTATGTACTGTCGTCTGCCTGGCTGCACGGCGAAGCGAACCATAATGCCGAAGAAGGCACGGTTGATCTTGAGTTCCACGGTGAAGAAGGGGATTACCAGTAATGAAAGAGCTTGAGTTAAAGAAACCGATTACTGCTCATGGCGAGACACTCTCCGTACTGGAGTTTGATGAGCCCACCGGGAAGGATGTCCGCGAGCTGGGGTATCCCTACCAGATGAATCAGGATGAGTCAGTCAAACTTCTGGCGCATGTGGTGTCGAAATACATTGTGCGGCTGGCGAAAGTGCCGCAAAGCTCTGTCGACCAGATGTCTCCGGCAGACCTGAATGCAGCGGCGTGGCTTGTGGCTGGTTTTTTCCTCCAGGCCTGACGGCTGAATACCTCACTGATCGCTTCTTTGACTGCGCCAGCTACTGGCGCATTAATCCCTTCGAATTGCTGAGTATGCCGATCAGTGAAATTCCCTTGCTGGTCAGTCAGGCAAACAGGATAGAGCAGGAGAAACGCACACATGGCTGAATTTGAGCTTAAGGCGTTGATCACCGGTGTCGACAGGCTTTCTCCCGCGCTGTCGAAAATGCAAAAGAAAATCCGGGGATTTAAACGCCAGGCGGAAGAAGCGTCACAGGGTGGGCTGGCGCTTGGTGGCGGACTGGCTGCGGGTCTGACGCTTTCCCTGAAATCTTATGCCGATCAGGAAAACGCCGCCACCGGGCTGAAAGTCGCCATGATGGATGCGAACGGCGAGGTTGGAAAGCGCTTTCAGGACATCAATAAACTGGCTATTGGCCTGGGTAACCAGCTACCCGGTACAACGGCTGATTTCCAGAACATGATGCAGATGCTGGTGCGTCAGGGGATCCCGGCAGAAAACATTCTGGGTGGTGTGGGTAAAGCGACAGCTTATCTTGCGGTACAACTGAAAAAAACACCGGAAGCGGCTGCTGAGTTTGCGGCAAAGATGCAGGATGCTACCGGAACGGCGTCAGAAGACATGATGGGGCTGTTCGACACTATCCAGAAGGCGTTTTATCTGGGCGTTGACGATACCAACATGTTGTCCTTCTTCACTAAAACCAGTTCTGTTCTGAAGATGGTGAACAAGGATGGTCTTCAGGCTGCACAGAGCCTTGCCCCCATCAGCGTCATGATGGATCAGATGGGGATGAACGGGGAGTCGGCAGGTAATGCCCTGCGAAAAGTTATCCAGTCCGGATTAAGCGTTAAGAAAATCAGGGACGTTAATAAAATCATGGCCCGCCAGAAACTCGGGGTACAGCTCGATTTTACTGACGGCAAAGGGAGTTTTGGCGGTCTTGATAACATGTTCAGGCAACTGGCAAAGCTGCGAAAACTGACCGACGTTAAGCGAACAGGTGTACTTAAGGCAATATTTGGTGATGATGCCGAAACTCTTCAGGTGGTCAATGCACTAATCGATAAAGGAAAGGATGGCTACGATCAGATCCAGCAGAAGATGAATAAACAGGCCAGCCTGAATAAACGTGTTCAGGCACAGCTTGGTACGCTGTCCAACCTGTGGGAGGCAATGACAGGGACCGCAACTAACGGCCTTGCGGCTATTGGCGGCGCATTTTCTGGTGACGCTAAAAATATCACACAATGGCTGGGGGAGTTGGGGGAGAAATTCACGAAGTTTGCGGATGAAAATCCCCGGGTTATTCGCGGCGTCGTCGGGCTTGCTGCCGGTCTTGCGATTCTGAAACTGGGATTGATGGGCGTGGGCAGTGCCATCAGTATTGTCAGCAGGATTATGTCGATGACGCCGATTGGCATGATTGCGACGGCGATTGCTCTGGCTGCGGGATTAATTATCACTAACTGGGATGTTGTCGGACCTTATTTCAAGAAGCTCTGGGAAACCATTGGTCCTTATTTTGAGGCAGGTTGGGAACTTCTGAAGAAGGTTTTTGCCTGGTCGCCGCTGGGGATGGTGATCAATAACTGGGGACCGGTTGTTAAGTGGTTTCAGGATATGTGGGACAAGCTGAAGCCAATTATTGAGTGGTTTACCGACAGTTCCGGTGACACGGTCGATGCCATTAACTCTGCGCAGTGGGGCGCGGGTGCTTATGATGCTTATGGGACGGGAATACCGGCGCGGGGATACACACCTTATCCGGCGGTGGATCCGGCTCAGTCAAAAAACGCCTCCGATGCCACAGGCTCGAATCCCTTCATGATTAACAAAGCTTCTGTGCCAAAAGTTGATGGTGAGATCAAGGTCTCTTTTGTGAATTCGCCTCCGGGTATGCGGGTTATGGAAACGCGATCCAGCGGTTTTGATGTCAGCCATGATGTTGGCTATACGCGGTTCAGGTAGTGTACAAAATGATTAATGTGTTTTTGTCTGGCATAATTTGGGTTTTCAGCTTTAAGTAGTTAATATAATCATTCCTTACAAATGATTGAAGGGATGATTATGCGTATCTTTGTTTTTTTTATATCTGCACTTTTATCTTTTAACTTGGCTGCGGAAGAGTGTAAGTTCAGCTTTAATGAGTCAGAATTAATCTCTTCTATAGGTATTGCACCAGTTAAGCAAGAGATAATAAAGGATGAAGGAATAACTAAGCGGCAATATGAATTCAGAAGAGAATTATCTTCTGAAGAAATGCTTAGTGATGACGCTGATGAAAAATATGAGCCGCAGTTTTATATATCTGTTTATAATCCATCATGCCCACAAAAAGTTATTGTTTGGTTTTTCAAAGACAATAAAAACACAATGGATTTAAGTAATGAGGTCCTTGCTGGTAGAGCGTTCAAGTATTTAACTGGTGTTAATGAAAGTATTTTTGAAAATAAAATGAAAAAGTTTTTAAAGGTACAGTCATTTGAATCTTTTGATGAAAGGACAGATTCTAAATTTATAAATAGTGGTAATATTTATTCCATTGATGTTCAACTCAGATAGTAATTAAAAATATTAGGTTCCCGCCACATCTTCTGCGATGTAAATAACTGACAAAGCAGATTTGGCGGGTTTTTTGTATCCGGAGTTTATATGACGTGGAAAGACAGGCTTCAGGATGCGTCATTTCGCGGCGTACCGTTTAAGGTTGAAGAAGAAAGTGCGGGAACCGGTCGCCGTGTGGAAACACACGAATATCCGAACCGCGACAAGCCCTATACCGAAGATCTGGGAAAAGTCACTTTCCGCCCGTCCATCACAGCTTATGTGGTGGGAGATGACTGCTTTGACCAGCGCGATCGCCTGATTGAAGCGCTGAATAAACCCGGTCCCGGCACGCTTGTCCACCCGACATATGGTGAGCTGAAAGTCTGTGTTGACGGGGAAGTTCGGGTCAGCACATCGAAAAGTGAAGGGCGTATTGTCCGCTTTGACCTGAAGTTTGTCGAAGCAGGAGAACTCTCTTACCCCACATCAGGTGCGGCGACGGCGCAGACGCTGATGTCATCCTGTTCTGCACTGGATGACTGCATCAGTGACAGCTTCAGCGGTTTCAGTATCGATGGTGTGGCGGATTTCGTGCAGAACGACGTTATCGGTAATGCCAGCATAATGCTGGGGTATGTTTCTGATGCGATGAAAGTGGTGGATTCTGCCGTATCGGATGCCGCCAGGCTGTTGCAGGGGGATATCTCGGTACTTCTGCCGCCGCCATCGTCAGGCAAAAATTTCGTTGAGCAGGTGCAGAAAATGTGGCGTACCGGGAAACGCCTTTATGGTAACGCCAGCGACCTGGTCACCATGATCAAAACGCTTTCCGGTGTCAGCCTCGGCAGCGATCTGCAACCGCGCGGCGTCTGGAAAACGGACAGTAAAACCACCGCCACGGCGACGCAGCAGCGTAACGTGGTTGCCAGCACCCTTCGTACGACCGCAATCAGCGAAGCGGCGTATGCCGTCACCCGATTGCCTGCGCCAACAACTTCCGCGGTGATGCAGAATTCCGCAGTGGGGCAGGCAACAACACCCGCGCAGAGCACTGGCTGGCCTTCCGTCACGCATCCGGCACTGAACAATGCACCGGCGGTGAAAAACACGGTTGACCTGCCAACGTGGGAAGAACTGACTGACATTCGCGACACACTGAATACGGCAATTGATAAGGAGTTGTCCCGTACAACCAGCGATGCGCTGTTTCTGGCGCTGCGCCGGGTGAAAGCAGATCTGAATGCGGATATCAACACGCGCCTTGAACAGTCTGCACGGATCATTCAGCGCACACCGGATGAGGTTTTACCCGCGCTGGTGCTGTCGGCGACCTGGTTTGATAACGCGGCGCGTGACGCGGACATTATCCGGCGTAATGCCATTACGCATCCCGGCTTTGTGCCGGTGATCCCTCTGAAGGTGCCAGTGCAATGAACGACAATGTCACGCTACGGGTAAATGGCCGGGAGTGGAATGGCTGGACATCGGTGCGCATCGGTGCCGGTATTGAACGGCTGGCGCGGGATTTCAGTGTGGAGATCACCCGCCAGTGGCCGGGAGATGAGGGTATCACCACGCTTCAGCCGCGCATTAAAAACGGTTCAAAAGTGGAAGTGCTGATTGGTGATGAGCTGGTGATCACCGGCTGGGTGGAGGCGACGCCCGTTCGTTACGATTCCCGTTCGGTCAGCACCGGTATTGCCGGACGTAGTCTGACGGCTGACCTGATTGACTGTGCAGCTGAACCGACACAGTTTAACGGACGCTCGCTGGTGCAGATTGCGCAGGCGCTTGCTGCGCCTTTCGGCATTGAGGTGGTGAACAGCGGTGCGCCGTCGGGTGTTATTCCTGATGTTCAGCCTGATCACGGTGAAACGGTGATTGAGGTAATCAACAAAATACTCGGTCAGCAGCAGGCACTGGCTTACGACGACCCGCACGGCAGGCTGGTGATTGGCGGTATTGGCTCAACGCGGGCACATACTGCGCTGGTACTCGGGGAAAACATCCTTTCCTGCGATACGGAGAAGAGTATCCGGGAGCGGTTTTCTGTTTACCAGGTGGCGGGGCAGCGTGCCGGAAACGACGATGATTTCGGTGAGGCCACCACCACCGCGCTGCGGGCCCGCACAGAGGACGCATTTATTGCCCGTTACCGTCCGATGTATATCAGGCAGACAGGGCAGGCTACGGGGGCAGGCTGTATTGCCCGTGCGGACTTTGAAGCCAGACAACGGGCGGCGCGGACGGATGAAACCACCTATGTGGTGCAGGGCTGGCGACAGGGTAACGGTACGCTGTGGCAGCCCAACCAGCGGGTGATTGTCTTTGATCCGGTCTGTGGTTTCGACAATACCGAACTGCTTGTTTCGGAAGTCACGTTTACTCAGGACCAGAACGGCACCCTGACGGAAATCCGTGTCGGCCCGCCTGATGCTTATCTGCCTGAACCCGAAGCCCCCGGCGCGCGGAAAAAGAAAAAAGCCAGAGTACAGGAGGACCCGTTCTGATGAGGACGATTGAAGCCATGCAGCGACAACTCCTCGGCCTGATTGGGCGGGCCGTGGTGAAAAGCATCAGTGCCGCCACGAAATGTCAGACCGTGGATGTGTCCCTGATTGCCGGTGAACCCAAAGCCGGGGTTGAACATCTTGAACCCTACGGTTTTACCGCAAGGGCAAACAGCGGTGCGGAAGCTGTGGTGTTGTTTCCGGATGGCGACCGTTCTCATGCGGTGGTTGTTACGGTGTCGGACCGTCGCTACCGCCTGAAAGGGCTGCAGACTGGGGAGGTGGCTGTCTATGACGATCAGGGGCAGTCCGTGACGCTGACCCGGGAGGGGATCGTGGTGGACGGTGCAGGTAAAACGATCACGTTTCGCAATTCACCTAAAGCACGTTTTGAAATGGACCTTGAAGTGACCGGACAGGTGAAAGACCTGTGCGACTCCGGTGGCACCACCATGTCAGCGATGCGGCTTGCCTATAACGGGCATCGTCACAGAGAGAACGGTCAGGGCAGTAACACCGACAAACCTGATAAAGCGATGGAGGCATGATGGAACTGTGGCTGACGGTGAACGGTAAACGCACCTGCGCCAGCGCACCGCTGGATCCGCTGACCCGCGCCGTGGTGATTTCCCTGTTTACCTGGCGGCGGGCGGAGCCTGATGACAATGCCGACGTCCCGATGGGATGGTGGGGGGATACCTGGCCTGCGGTACAGAATGACCGTTACGGCTCCCGACTGTGGCTGCTTCAGCGCAGCAAACTGACCAATCAACTGGTGCAGACGGTAAGGGGGTATATCCGCGAATGCCTGCAATGGATGATTGATGATGGCGTGGTGTCCCGTATTGATCTGGATATCCGCCGCACCGGGATTAATGAACTGGGTAACAGTATCACTCTCTGGCGTCGTGACGGACCGGTAATGATTTCTTTTGATGATCTGTGGAGTGCGATAACGCATGGCGGACAGTGAATTTCAGCGCCCGACGCTGGCAGAAAATATCAGTATGCTCCGTAACGATTTATTCGCCAGGCTGGACGTCAGCGACACGCTCCGGCGCATGGATGAAGACGTGCGGGCAAAGGTGTATGCGGCGGCGCTGCATACGGTTTACGGTTACATCGATTATCTGGCAATGAACATGCTGCCTGACCTGTGCGATGAGTCCTGGCTGGCGCGACATGCTGCGATGAAACGGTGTCCGCGCAAGGGGGCCACGGCTGCCAGCGGGTATATGCGCTGGGAAGGTGTCAGCGATGGCCTGAAGGTGACCGCCGGGAGTGTTATTCAGCGCGATGACCTGGTTCAGTACACGGCAACTGCCGATGCAACCAGCTCCGGTGGTGTCCTGCGCGTGCCGATCGCCTGCTCAAGTGCAGGCGCGGTCGGTAACGCTGACGACGGTACGTCATTAATCCTGGTCACGCCGGTGAATGGTCTGCCGTCTTCCGGCGTGGCAGATACACTGACAGGTGGATTTGATACTGAAGAGCTGGAAACGTGGCGCGCCCGCGTCATTGAGCGGTATTACTGGACGCCTCATGGCGGAGCTGACGGGGACTATGTCGTCTGGGCTAAAGAAGTGCCCGGCATTACCCGCGCATGGACATACCGTCACTGGATGGGAACGGGAACTGTCGGTGTGATGATTGCCAGCAGTGACCTGATTAATCCCATTCCGGAAGAATCAACGGAAACGGCAGCAAGACAACATATCGGGCCACTGGCCCCGGTGGCAGGCTCTGATTTGTATGTATTCAGGCCGGTGGCACATACGGTGGATTTTCATATCCGCGTGACGCCGGACACACCGGAAATACGGGCTGCCATTACCGCGGAGTTGCGTTCGTTCCTGCTGCGTGATGGTTATCCGCAGGGAGAACTGAAGGTATCGCGTATCAGTGAGGCGATTTCCGGTGCGAACGGGGAATACAGCCATCAGTTGCTTGCACCGGCGGACAATATCTCCATTGCAAAAAATGAACTGGCGGTACTGGGGACGATTTCATGGACGTGACAAATGATGATTACATCCGTCTGTTGTCGGCACTGTTGCCCCCCGGTCCGGCGTGGTCAGCCAGCGATCCGGCGATTGCCGGTGCAGCACAGTCATTAACCCGTGTTCATCAGCGTGCGGATGCCCTGATGCGGGAGCTGGATCCGCGCACCACCACCGAACTGATAAACCGCTGGGAGCGTCTGTGCGGCCTGCCGGATGAATGTATTCCTACAGGGACACAGACCCTTCGCCAGCGTCAGCAACGGCTGGATGCGAAGGTTAACCTGGCGGGTGGCATCAACGAGGATTTTTATCTTGCCCAGCTTGCTGCCCTGGGCAGACCAGATGCCACCATCACGCGATACGACAAAAGCACCTTCACCTGCTCATCGGCCTGTACTGATGCTGTGAACGCGCCTGAATGGCGGTATTACTGGCAGGTCAACATGCCTGCTGCCACCAACACCACCTGGATGACATGTGGCGACCCCTGTGATTCCGCACTGCGTATCTGGGGCGACACCGTTGTCGAGTGTGTGCTTAACAAACTCTGCCCGTCGCATACCTACGTAATTTTTAAATATCCGGAGTAATTCATGCATCGTATAGACACGAAAACCGCGCAGAAGGATAAGTTCGGCGCGGGTAAGAACGGTTTTACCCGTGGTAACCCCCAGACCGGCACGCCTGCCACCGATCTGGATGATGACTACTTTGACATGTTGCAGGAAGAACTTTGCAGCGTGGTGGAGGCCTCCGGTGCCAGTCTGGAGAAGGCGCGGCACGACCAGCTGCTTACCGCGCTTCGTGCGCTGCTGTTAAGCCGCAAGAATCCGTTTGGCGATATCAAATCGGATGGCACGGTGAAAACAGCTCTCGAAAACCTTGGAATATCCAATGCTGTTATTGGTGATGGAGTCAATGTCATTGGTTTTAGTAAAGGTGTTATAAATAAACCGTATTTCAGGCATCAAGATACAGACACTGTAATTTTGTTGACTACACAAGAGGAATTAAGCACTGCTTTAGCTGAAAAGCAGGACTCGAATGACACTTTGAGTGCTCTTGCGAATTTGATCGCAACAACTAATAAACTACCATATTTCAACAATGAAAATAGTGCAGACCTTACCGATTTTACGAAGGTAGGACGAGATATCATCGGTAAGTCTAGTATTCATGATGTTATCCAATACCTAGAGTTGGATGATATGGTCACTGGTGATGGAGCCAGTGTCATTGGTTTTAGTAGAAATGATGCAACAAAACCATATATGCGACATGCACAGAGTGACAGTGTTGTCGCGTTAGCAACAGCGTCTCAGTTAATCGGTATAGATCAAACGTATCAGATCGTCACAGATAAGTATCCTGGAATCACGTACACAAATACGTCGAAACAACCATGGGTTATCTCTTTGAAAGTAAATCTTCCGGCATCAGGAGAAGTGCAAATAAAAGTTAATGGAGTTATGGCCGCAGGTGGAAATACTCCAAATTACGCCGGTGTTTCTTCTTGGGTATATCCCTGTGCTATTGTTCCTCCTGGTGCCAATTACATGGTTGAGTTAAGTTTTGGAAATGTAATCGAGTGGATTGAATTAAAATGATGAAGTACTTTAAAGATGAGAACAATAACGTTTATGCATATGCAGAGGACGGAAGTGAGGATGATTTTATCAAGCCAGAGCTAATTGCTATTTCTGAAACCGAAGCGCTGGCGATAGTAAACCCTCCACCAACTCACGATGAACTGGTCACTTCAGTTGAGCGAACACGTGCCGAGCTGCTTGCCTCTGCAGACATGATTACTGCTGACTGGAGGACAGAATTGATGTTGGGCGATATCAGTGAACGCGACAAAGAAAGTCTGAGTAAATGGATGGCCTATAAACGTGAGATTAAATCTATTCCAGCGGAAGAAGCTATTATTCCTGGATTTAGTTGGCCACCAGTTCCAGCTTAGTAATTAGCGTTAAAATTAAGAAATGACGAGCCAATAGTGTCACTATCGTTTTTGTCAGATGAGGGGGGATTGGCTATGTTCGCGTATTAACAAATGACCAGAACACCGATTTGCAACGTAATGCACTGAACTGCGCAGGATGCTAGCTGATTTTTGAAGACAAGATAAGCGGTACAAAGTCCGAAAGGCCGGGGCTTAAAAAACTGCTCAGGACACTATCGGCAGGAGACACCCTGGTTGTCTGGAAACTGGACCAGTCGGGATTATATAAAACCGCAGCACGTCGGATGCAAGAACGTGCTGCGGCTGGCTGGCGAACTTTCGATAGTGCGAGTATTGAATGATTTCCAGCCGTTACCGATTTTACGTGTTAATTAGTGAACAAACCACTCGTCAGCAGATTCCCAGGTATCTTTCAGAGTCTCCTGAACAAAAGTTTTTGCAGAATCTTTATCTGCGGTGCGTGTAACAGAAAGCCCATCGTTGCTGGTGGCTTTTACGATCACCTCTACATCGTCATAACGTTTACTGATGCGTCGGGTTAATTCTTCCTTTAACGCATCCACAGCACCGTTTGGCATTTTAGTCATTTTTTCTTTGGCTATGCAGATCTCAATACGCATAAAAGTCCCTCTATACTGTGTTTGTATACAGTATTATTTTTAACTGTATGGATAAACAGTGTCAAGAGGTCTTATTTCTGCTCCTTTGGAGCTCTTCAAAACGATTATGTAAAGATTTCGGATACAGTTCGGTATATACCTGCCATAGCACGTTTAATGAACGATGCCCTGTAACCTGAGCGACTTCCTCAATACTAAAACCAGCCTCAAATAAGCGACTTGCCCCTTCTCTACGCAAATCATGGTATCGCAGATCTTTAATACCTAATTTGCTTCTTACCCTCTGAAATCCTGCAGTAACAGAAGTGCTGTTATATGGAAAAATGAATTCCGATTTTTTGGGCTGTCGTTGGACGATATCCCAGGCTTCCCCAAGCAAGGCTACTTTCATGTGGTTGCCTTCCTTTTTGCGTGGATCTTTCCTGTCTCTTACGAGTATAGATTTTTGTTCCTGGTCGAGATCTTCCCATCGTAACCGGCATACTTCTCCGATTCGCATACAGGACCACACAGAAAATTTGAGGATATCAACGAACGGAATTTTTGAGCATTTATGAGTAGATCGTTGTTGAAGGCCTTCAATGAGCATGTCCAGTTCATCAGATGCTGGTCTACGATTACGACGGTTTGATTTACCAATCAAACCAAGTTTAAGTAGATATGGGCGAGCACTTTTCGCCGGGTTTGATGTGTAATTAATTCCGTATACAGGTTTGGCCGCATCCAGAACACTGCCAAGATAACTAACATCGTGGCTGACTGTTGCTGGACCTGCGCCAGCGTTGTTTCTTAGCCTGCAATGTTCAATTACGTCATTTTCTGTCAGTTCAGATAGTTTGATCGCGGAGATGTCACTATCCATAAGCAGTTCCAGCACATATCTTTTAGTACGGCCTGCTTTACCTCCGGCATTTGGGTCATTTAAATATTTGTGTAGTAAGTCACGGACTGTAAGTCCGTCAACTGCATTTGATGATGGAATGCCATATAGATCTAATTCCATCACTTTCTGTGTGCCCCATGTTTTGGCATGAGCATGTTTAGGGAATGTTTTGCTTTCCCTGTAAGTGATAACACCTTTTTCTTTGATAATCACATTACAGCGATAGCGTGGTGTGCCATCGGATTTTAGTCGTTTCTCTATGTTATAGTACGCCATTACACGACCTCGTTATTTCGGGTTCCCATAAAACGTGGGAACCTGTGCGGGAACCTAACGCGAGAAAAATAGCCTGAAATGTTCAAAAATGCACGATAATCCTGAAACACAGAAAACTAATCAAACCAGCGTGATGCCTGAAAAAACTGGCGCTTACTGGAGTTCTCGGTTTAGCATTGCTCCTATGCTCGACTGGACGGACAGACATTGCCGCTATTTCTTGCGTCTGCTTTCCCGCAATACGTTGCTGTATACTGAAATGGTAACTACAGGGGCGATTATTCACGGTAAAGGTGATTACCTGGCGTATAGTGAAGAAGAACATCCGGTAGCGTTGCAACTCGGCGGTAGCGATCCGGCGGCGCTGGCGCAGTGTGCGAAGCTGGCAGAAGCGCGTGGATATGATGAGATCAACCTGAATGTCGGCTGCCCGTCTGACCGGGTGCAGAACGGCATGTTTGGTGCGTGTCTGATGGGTAATGCGCAGCTGGTTGCCGACTGCGTGAAAGCGATGCGCGATGTGGTGTCGATTCCGGTGACGGTGAAAACGCGTATTGGCATCGACGACCAGGACAGCTATGAATTTCTCTGCGATTTCATCAACACCGTTTCCGGCAAAGGCGAGTGTGAGATGTTCATCATCCATGCACGTAAAGCCTGGCTTTCGGGGTTAAGTCCGAAAGAAAACCGTGAGATCCCGCCGCTCGATTATCCGCGTGTGTATCAACTGAAGCGTGACTTTCCGCATCTGACAATGTCGATTAACGGTGGTATCAAGTCGCTGGAAGAGGCCAAAGCACACCTGCAACATATGGATGGCGTGATGGTCGGGCGCGAGGCGTATCAGAATCCGGGTATTCTGGCGGCGGTAGACCGGGAGATCTTTGGTTCCTCGGATATCGATGCCGATCCGGTGGCGGTAGTGCGCGCCATGTATCCGTACATTGAGCGTGAACTCAGCCAGGGGACGTATCTCGGTCATATTACCCGGCATATGTTGGGCTTGTTCCAGGGTATTCCTGGCGCGCGGCAGTGGCGGCGTTATTTAAGTGAAAACGCCCATAAAGCGGGTGCAGACATTAATGTGCTGGAACACGCGCTCAAACTGGTGGCGGATAAGCGTTAACTTTTCACCAAAAAATAGTCAAATTCACCACGCCCTGCGCACCGTCGCGGGGCGTTTTGCTGTTAAATCAATAGATTATTTTTGGCATGATTCTTGTAATGCCAGCAAGAGATTTCATATTTGGGAGTGCATCATGCTGGAACTACTTTTTGTGATTGGCTTTTTTGTCATGCTGATGGTCACCGGCGTTTCGTTGCTGGGCATTATCGCCGCGCTGGTTGTGGCGACGGCCATTATGTTCCTCGGCGGTATGCTGGCATTGATGATTAAGTTGCTGCCGTGGTTACTACTGGCGATTGCGGTGGTGTGGGTTATTAAGGCGATTAAAGCACCAAAAGTGCCGAAATATCAGCGTTATGACCGCTGGCGTTACTAAGGGATTGTGCGGATGATCACAACCTAAGGTTTTATCCTTAGAACAAAATAGGAATTGATAATCAAATCTGTCACTATTGCGCCTCTAACAGATTCATCGTGCTGTACCCTACATACAGCCGAACTATAAAAAGAAAGGGCTTCCCAGGTGGAAGCCCTATTTCTT